GTATCCACCCTAGACAACAGGATTCTATCCTAAAGTCTTTTAGTCTGTGTAAATTTCATAGCAGACGTCTTCATCATTTATTATTGGGTAACCATTCCAGAAGCAACTAATTACTTCCAGCCAGTTGTGCGGCAAGGTAGCAATGTTGCCGTGGAATTCAGTTGTCTCCCAGCTTTGTTGCGGGATAACTTTGTAGTCAATGTCATCGGCGTCGACAAACAACAATGCCATGCCAGTGTTTCTATCAAAGTCTTCGATCTCTGCGCCGTGAAAGTCATCGGCATCATCAGGGACGATTGCTTCGATTTGTATCAACACTTTATTTTTTGATCGGTATACCATTGAACACCTCACTTATTTTATTAAGGGCAATGCCATTGTATTGTTGTTCGCCCTGTATTTCAGATATGAAATCATTCATGTCCTCAAAGGAAGGCCGCACGTCATGCGCGGCACAGTAGTTAAAGTACACCTGAATTAGGGTAGCTGGATAGTACCGCTCACTGGGCATTGGCTTTGTCCCCCGTCAAAATAGAAAGCTCATCTTGAAGGTAACTAATTGACATCTTGATATCAAAATCAGTTCGCTCAATGTCATCAGACATTTTTGGAATTCGATTAAGCTCAATGCTGGCAAACTTAAGTGCTTTAATAGCTGAATCAATCTTGTCTCTGCCATCAAAATATCTGGCATTGCTTAGGACAGAAGGAAACAAACCGCGCGCAAGATCACGCACAGTTTGTTTGGTTGCTGACTCATAGCGCGAATCAGAATACAAATGATCAAGGACAATCTTTACCTCAATCTCAGTTAACTCAGGGCAAGCGGCGCTTACGTATTTAAAATCAAAGTTCATTGGCAGTCTCCTTGTTCTGCATGGGCGATTTCTTTGCGTTCTGCTTGCAGTTCGTCATAACAATGTTCGCAGATGCTATCGTCAAACTCTTCATCGTAACGAGAGTCATGGTAAAAGTGGTAAGTTTGATCACAGCTAGGGCAGGTAAACTGTGAGTCGAGCCAAGATACAAGTGCCATAATTACACCTCATGTGGGAATTTACGTTTTTCTCTTTCCGAATCTGAAAGCTTGTGATAACGATCCTTTTCATCAAGAGACATTTCATATTGAAGATGCAACGCTCGGGCTAGTGATCCTATATAATCAAAAAATACAGACTGTCCTGTATTTTGATTTAGTTGCTTTTGAGATCTTTCTGCAATAGCAATGTCTATGGCTTTGCCAAAGAAAAACAAATGCTCATCTTTTTCTGATACATAGCTTTCGGTTTCTACATTCACGGTATTTCTCCTTTGTTGAATGAGGGATTTCCGCAGCCCCCGCCGAGACGGGGTGCGGAATCCCGAAGGTTATGCGGCTTCGTATTTCCGCATAAGAGTGAACTGCGACATGCAATACTCACTAGCTTTTCTTGCGGCAGTTGCGGCAGTTAATAGGTACTTAGGATCAGACTCGATAGCTTTCTGCCATGAGTTAAAGTAACTAGCGTGTTGCTGAATGTCGTAAGTGACACCCAACTCAGCACACAGAAACACTGAGCCAAGCTCGGCAACAAACTCTTCTTTGGCGTAGTCTTCACTGCCAAACGAGCCAGTCATGTCTCGAGCTAGTCGTGATTGGTGACCAGTGGCGTGGATGCATTCGTGATAGAACGTGGATTGATGTGCATCGTCCGACTCGAATTGCCCAGGCATTGGCATCCGGATCAGGTCACGTGATGGGCTATAGCTAGGGTTGTGATGTGGAGCAGACTCGACTTCGACATTCAATGCTTGGGCTATTTCATACGGACGTTCGAGTTTAGTTTGTCGCAACTCTATCTTAGGTAGCTCAATACCCGTCTGCTCGATGTTGAAGATGTTGTACAGCTTGGCAAACTTGTACGTTTTATCTTCATCCTTTTTGTCTTGAGCTGAGCCAAAGAATATGGCTGGCGTTGCTTTCTCACCTTTAACACTGCCACCGAGATCAGTGACTTGTTTGTAGGTTAGCCAGTAAGGTTTGGTGTAGCCATATTTCCAACTGGCGATCATAGTCATCAGTTGATTGGTGCCGTTGTAGGGTTTCTTGCTGATCCAGTTTTGATGCAGACCAGATTGAGATTGCCATGTCTTGCGCCATGTAGTTTCGTCTTGCATGGCAGACATCACGAGATCAAGGATACGATCGTATTTCATAGTACTCTCCTAGTTGTTTAAGGCTAGGTGTTGATGCCCAGCCATGTAGTAAACTTTATCAAACTTTTACAAAGTTATCAAAAGCTGAGTAGTCCATTAACAGAAATAATGGAGTGGGGTGTTTTTTGTAGCTTGCCATCGACACCTTCATAGATCTGGTATTCGATATCGCTACGTGATTTCCGCACCATGTATTGCTCGCCATCTTTTGGCTTGAAGTCTTTCAGGCGTTTAACGTTGCGCCACATGATCATGTCGGAGTGAATGAAAGAATCGTGTGCTATGTAATACATACTAATTACCTCTCGTTTATATAGTGAAGGTTATCTTCGGGGCCATCGTAGTAAGTCTCTTGATAGCGTTTATCACTTACTTTGGTGTTGTCCCATAACAATACCCAACCAGACATTGTGTCGTAGAAATCAAGCAGGTCAGTCATAACCTTTTCGACTTGAGTTAAGTCTTCGTCATTGAAGAACTCAATCAATGCCAGGGTTTTATCGTCGTCATCAAAGACTCGGTAACATCTGTGTCCGTTACTCATCGTATGGATACTCCTCATCTGCTTCGTCATCGTTAGGTGATTCATCGCCAAGACTGTGACCTTCGCTGTAATAGTCAATATAGTATTCTTCACCAATTGTTTGGCGAATACGTTTTTCGGCAATGCTAGTTGCCCATTCAATGGCATCGTCTTCGTTCTTTGCCAATACCTTGATGGTCATTTCAACGTTGCTAGTTACTTGAATGCAATAAACACGTTGCTCAAGACTTCCTTTGATTTCGCAAATCCTGTCTTCTGCATAGGCTAATGTTGATCGCAGTTTTTGAACTTCTTCTTTGTCATCAGCACTAAGACAGTGATCTATCTCGTGATGATTAAGGTGGTGAAGTAGCCGACTGCGGTAGTCGACTAGCCTATGAAATAGATTTTCAAGGTCATTGATTAGGTTGTCTTTCATGCTACATCCTCCATTGGTACTGCGTTGATTGCTACTGCTTCCAAGTCAATTAAATGAGGACGATCATCAAGAAGATCGCCTTCCTTCCATCCGATAACTGCATAGGCACGTGCCAGGCATTCATCATCAGCTTCAACCGATACGATGTGTTCGGTCGTTTCGATAAGCGTTACTAAATACTCCATCGTTAATACTCCTCTTCTATTTGTTCATCAGCTTGATAGTTAGGGTTAGACAAGACATCAGGTCGATACATTGAAAGCTTTGTTTCTTCGCATCGATCACAGACTTTACATAGCGGAATACCTCTGGCGTCGTGTTCCCACCAAGAGTGTTCGCCTTCGTGATTGCAATAACGTAAATCCATTACTCAATTCCTTTTGTTGATTAAGAACCGCCGCAAGTCGCGACACAGCCCGACACCGCCGCTTTACAGGCGGTACAATCGTCGGGCCAGCGACGCGGCGTGTTCCGTGGTGTTTGATGGCGTTATGCGCCAGCGGCCATCGTCATGGGATAACCAGTTAATCGGATAAACTTTTTGATAAACGATTTATTCCAAGATAGGAAACCAACATAAAAAAAGGGAGCCGAAGCTCCCTCGATGTTGTTTAGCCAGCCTTGCGTGCAATCTTCTTTGCGGTGGCTTTGTCGTGAACCTCATCGCGATTGGCGTATTCGTCATTAGTGCGAGCAACGCGATCACTCCGCAAAGAAGGATTGTCGATCGGACAATCGCCCGTGAACTTCTCGATAGTATCCAGAAGCATATCCATCTTGTAGAGGTCGAGCGAGCCACTGATAGAAGGGCGATTGCCCTCCGCTTTAGGATTGTGCCACATGGCCAAAGGCAACCGGATGCTAGAGCCGTCGTGGAACTTGATGTCGACGTTACCGCCGTGGGTAGGTAGATTCTTCTTGCTGGATCGGTTGTCTTTGTCCCAACCAGCAACAGAAATTTTATCGATAGAACCCAAAAATGTATTTGAAAACTTCATAAGATGTACTCCCTGTACGTAAGAATGAAAGGTCCCGAAGGGACACTTTCCCCACAGCATGGATTAGCGAGGGGCAAACTGTTTTGGCTGGAATCGGGACAGACGCGGATGTGGTTATATCCGTGACTGGGTCGATACCCAGACAAGTTTGCGTGTCAAGACAACCGTAAAACCCTCAGGGGTTTTGTTTACGGTTCTCGCTGAGGTCGCTTGCGGCCGAAGGTCTTTACACTCACCTCGCCCATGCTATTGATAACACGCGCAACATGGTTGGTGAATCGGTCGCTTTGACAAGGTTGCGTACATTTTACCGGCCGGATGGCCGGCGCAAATCCGATAGGATTTCCTTGTCAACCGATTTACCGGGCATGTAAAAAGCGCGCGTGTGCGAGCGGTGTATCGGGTTATCTCGTGGAATCCCATTAGGGGATTACGCGGGATAAGCCCGGCCTTTTAGCGAGCCTCCGATGGAATGATTCAAGCTGTTGGTGTTCATGGCTTGGTGATCCAAGAGATGTGGATGGTATGGATTTGGGGGTCCTTCGCGGATACTCACACTTAGTGGCACCTCTGCAACGAATCTGCCGGATTATTCGTGTAAAACATGGTGGAATTTAGTACCGGGGGGGGGTAGAGCGTCGACGGTTGATGTAGTAGTTGCCACCCAGATACAAAAAAAGCCGGTTTTGGTCTTATTCCAAGTCTTTGATTTATCTCGTGTTGTTATAACTGTTTTGCATGAAGCAAGTATTAGAGTAAGGTAGGGGTTGTTTAGCCTTCAGTATATATATAGGATAGGGAGGGCGGGTTGGTTAAATAGCCCGTTAAAAAAGTTGAGTAGTGACTACGTAAAAAAACGAAAAGCAGAGATCAAGCGTCGTAAACAAGAGCAAGGTGCGCCTTCTAAAGCAGAGTTAGCTAAAAACTCCCCCGGTGGTAGAAGTAAAGTAGGCCGTCCTAAAGGTGATGCCGCCAAAATTAACGAGTACAAAGCTCGTATGCTGGCTTCTCCTAAATCCAAGCTAGTCTTAGACACCATATTCGATGCCGCGTTAGACAATGACCACAAGAATCAGTCCGCCGCATGGAAGTTAGTCATGGATCGGATATTGCCTGTAGCCGCGTTTGAAAAAGATATCGTGCAAAATGGCGGCAAATCTGCTATTCAGATCAACATTACGGGCGTGGGTACCGCAGAGGTCAAGGATATTGATCCAACTACTATCCAACCCACGGTAATTGATGGAGAGAGCAATGAAGTACTTTAAACGAGAAGAGTTTAACTGCACTCATACCAACAACAACGAAATGGATGACGCGTTTCTGGAAAAATTAGACCAGTTACGCGAAGCCTGTGGTTTTCCTTTCGTCATTACGTCGGGTTACCGCGATCCTTCCCATCCCAACGAGGTCAATAAAGAAAAGCCTGGCACCCATTCGCAAGGTATCGCCTGTGATATCCGCGTAACCAACGGTGTTGAGCGCATGAATATTGTCCATGAGGCTCTTAAGCTAGGATTTGGTGGTATCGGGGTGGCTCGATCCTTTGTGCATGTCGATAATCGTGACACAACCCCCGTTATGTGGACGTACTCCTAATGCTTCATACAAAACACATTACGTTATCAGACGCTACTGAGCAGACGCTGTTCACTATACCATCCGGTTACACAATACATATTGTGTATATTTTTATTGCTAACCATGGCGGCAGTACAAACCAAGTAAGTCTTTGGTGGCAGACGGGTGGCGTAGACCAAATGTACTTTTTTGATAGCACTAGTATTGGTGCAGGCAACAAAGAAATTATAGGCGGTCAAAACGACAACGGTATCTTTGTACTGCACAATGGAGACACTGTAAAAACTCAAGCGTCTTCATCAACAGGACAGATGGAAGTAGCAGTTACCTTCCAGTTGCTTGAAAGATCAGCGGCATTTAGTAATTTTAACGGCGTTTAATATGGTTATTGTCCTTGGCGCAGATTGGTGCAAAGGCTGTCGCTTTATTAGAGAAAAACTAACAAAGTGCGACATAGACCATAAGTATGTGCGGCTTCCACCGGGAGAAGATGGTTGGAACATGGTAGAAATGCTAACAGGGCGCAGAGCAGTACCAGCGGTCATGTATAAATTTGGCTCTCCTATTGAACTAAACGATCTTCTTAAACAAGCCGGTGCAGAAGAGCGTGAATTAACTGAAGAAGAGTTAGACAACCTTGACTGATCTCAACATTGAACTATTGCCGTGGCAACAACAAGTTTGGTCTGACGATACACGTTTTAAGATTGTTGCCGCTGGCAGACGGACAGGTAAGTCCCGTCTTGCCGCATGGATGTTAATTGTTAACGCACTTCAAGCTGATAAAGGTCATGTATTTTATGTCGCACCAACCCAAGGACAGGCCAGAGACATCATGTGGCAGACCCTTCTTGAGCTTGGTCATCCTGTTATTGCTGGTAGTCACATCAATAATCTACAGATTAAATTGGTCAATGGAGCAACCATTAGCCTCAAGGGGGCCGATAGACCAGAGACGATGCGAGGTGTTTCACTCAAGTTCTTAGTGCTAGATGAATACGCGGACATGAAACCTGATGTATTTGAGCAAATCCTGAGACCCGCACTTGCTGACCAAAAAGGCTGTGCAATGTTCATTGGGACACCAATGGGAAGAAATCATTTTTACGAATTGTATAAGTATGCGGAGCTTGGAGATGATGAAACTTACGCGGCTTACCATTTCACTTCTTACGATAATCCTCTGCTTGATAAAGATGAAATCAATGTTGCTAAAAGGAGTATGTCTAGTTATGCGTTCCGTCAAGAATTTATGGCAAGCTTTGAAGCTCGCGGGTCAGAAATGTTTAAAGAAGATTGGGTTCGGGTCGAAGCAGACAAAGATCCCACCGGAAACTACTACATCGCCATTGACCTCGCCGGTTTCGAAGAAATCAACAAAAAGCGCACCAAAAACGCGAAACTCGACGAAACCGCGATCGCAGTCGTCAACGTCTCGGAAGAAGGCTGGTACGTCGAAAACATCATCCACGGCAGGTGGACGCTCGACGAAACGGCCATCAAAATCTTCCAAGCCGTAAGAGATTACAAACCAGTATCTGTAGGTATCGAAAGAGGCATAGCTAAACAGGCGGTTATGTCGCCTCTTGTTGACCTGCAAAAAAAGTACGGCACGTTTTTTAGGGTAGAAGAATTAACCCACGGCAACAAAAAGAAAGTTGATCGAGTTATGTGGGCGCTACAAGGGCGTTTTGAAAATGGGTATATCACCCTAAACAAAGGCGAATGGAATGCAAGATTCCTTGACCAACTCTTCCAATTCCCTGATCCTTTGACCCATGATGATTTGATAGACGCTTTAGCTTACATTGACCAGCTTGCAGATGTAGCTTATGACTACGAATACGAAATTGACGACCACCAAATATTAGATGTGGTAGCAGGATACTAATTATGTCGGAACTTTACGAAGAAGATCCCATTGTTATAGAACAGTCTATTGAAGACTGGGTAATAACAAAATGCGAGAATTGGCGTGACTACTACGAATCAAACTATGAAGCTCGCTTTGAAGAATACTATAGGTTATGGCGTGGCATTTGGGATCCTGCTGATAGCGATCGCAAGTCTGAGCGTTCCCGTATTATTTCTCCTGCTCTACAACAAGCTGTTGAATCTAATGTCGCCGAACTAGAAGAGGCTACATTTGG